GACGGGATGGGCGCATTCTCGGACATCTCGAACCGGATGGCTGACTCGGCGATCAACACCGATCAGTTCCAGGTCACGAGTCTCTACAGCTCCGCGACTGGACCTAACGTGCTTCTGTACGGGCCCCCGATCGACGGAATTACCAACGTCGGCGCTCTCGCCCTGACGATCAACAACCTCCAGACGACCATCGAAGCGATGGCCGAGCAGCCGAACCCGGTGACGGGCCTGGCGATGGGCGTGCGGGCGAAGTACCTCGTTGTCCCACCGGCGCTCGAGTTCACCGCGCGGACCATTCTCACCTCGGGTCTCGTTCAGTGGACGGAAGTCGGAGCCGGTGCGGGAATCCCGGTTCCTACCTCGAACGTCATCCCGCAGGCTGGCTTGCAGCTCGTGGTGAACCCGTGGCTTCCGCAGGTCGATACGAGCGGCAACGTCAATACCACGTGGTACCTGTTCGCCGACGGGATGCAGGGCAACGCCATCGGCTACGGATACCTTAGCGGCCATGAGACGCCGGAGATCTGCATGAAATCTTCGGACAAGGTCTCGGTCACCGGTGCGCCGATGTCGCCGTTCTCCGGCGATTTCGCAACGGACAACGTGTTCTACCGAGTCCGCGCCGTGGTAGGCGGAACGCAGCTCGACCCGCGCTTCACCTACTCGCAGGTCGGCTAGGAGGGTACGCATGGCGGTGCGCGGATTGACGCCGATCACGACGGATCAGCAGTTCTACGCGCTGATCCTCGACGAGCTTCACGAGATCCGGCTGCTCTTGACGACGGTTGCCCGAGCGGTGACTGACGCGGAGGGCAGCCAGGTGACGTGCCCGGTCTGTGCACGGACATTCCAGCACGACCGGGCGCTCCGCGCTCACATGCGATCACACGACAAACACGAAGGGGGCAAGCCATGAGCTTTACCTACGACCTAACCAGCTCTGTAGGCAAAGTGCGGCTGATCATCAGGGACAGCGCCGCGGCGATCGCGTTCTTCACGGACGAGGAGCTGGCAGCTTTCCTGACACTCAACGGAGAGTCTGTACGCTACGCCGCCGCAGACGCGCTAGAAACCTGGGCGTCGAATGAGGCGATGGTGACGAAGGCGATCAAGCTGCTGGATCTTTCGACCAACGGCCCCGCCGTCGCCGCTGCGCTCCGTGCACACGCCGCGCTTCTACGCGCACAGGCAGCCAGCGAAGACACCGATACCGGCTTTGACATCGCCGAACTCGGGCTTGCCCCCTTCGGAAACATTGAACAGATTGAGAACAGGAGCGTCACGGGATGAACGTCGTCTACGTAGAGCCGGGAGAGCGGGAGGACGTGATCCTGATCTGCGACTTGGATCATCCGGCAGTGACCGTGACGGAGGGCTGACATGTCGATCATTCATCCATCGATGCTCGGGCGGCTTGCGGCATTCTACCCGTCGACCGTCTGTATCGAGCAGCGAACGGAAGTGCAAGACCCCGTCACCGGCGAGGTGACGTACACGTGGGCGGCGCTTCTAGGCCACGACGCGCTTGCTGGCTCGGTCGCCCCGAACGGTGGCGTCGAAGTCCGGCAGCCGGATCAGACCTACGTCGTCTCCAACTATACGATCTCGCTCGCCGGGAGCTATCCGATGATCGACGAAACGATGGAAGCCGTGGTCGGCACCGTGCGCTATGACATCCTGCTCGTGCAGCGGGATTCGCACGGGATCACGACGCGGCTCTTGGTTAGGACGGTGACGTGATGGCCGAGCCGGTGAAGATGCGTCTCGAGGTCAAGGGCGTTCCGGAGCTTCTGAAGAAGCTTGCTGCGCTCAAGGTCGACGTGGAGCAGGCGGTGGCCGCGTCGTTGCTTGCTGCCGCATTCGTGGTATCGAATGACGCCAAGCGCCGCGCTCCTCGCCTCACTGGGAACCTCGCTCGCTCAATCACGCCCGGCGTGGGAACGGACCCGCTCGGCTCGTCCGGCGCTATTGAGCACACGCAAGGGACGCTCCCCGAGCAGTCCGTCAAGAGCCTCAGCGGGGAGCTTCGCGCGGACGGGAAGGCAACCGCCTACGTCGCAACGAACGTGGTCTACGCTCCGGCGCAAGAGTTCCTGCCGCTAGAGCACCGGCATGGGGTCTCGCCGTACCTGCGCCCGGCGCTTGACGAGAACAAGCAGAACGTCACCGACACCTACCGGAAGGGGCTTGAGCAAGTGATCCGAAGGGCGGGCAAGTAATGGAACCCGAGAGCGCATTGCGGGCATGGGCACTAGCGGATGGGACGGTTGCCGGTTTGATCGGTACCCGCTTCTACCCGATGGAGCTGCCGCAACAGCCAACGCTCCCCGCATGCACCTACAACCGGGTGAGCTACGTGCGCCCGGATGAGATCCCCTACCCGACAGTGCGTGTGCAGGTGACGTGCTGGGCGGCAACGCATAGCGGGGCCTGGGCGCTCGCACGGGCAATCGAGGCAGCGGCCTCTCGGAAGAAAGGAACTGCGGGCGGCATGACGATCAAGTACGCGTCGGTCGTGAACAATCTCGATCTGCGCGATCCGACCACCGGCTACTACACGGTGCCGGTGGACTTCAAGGTAACGTACAGGGAGGTCTGACAATGGCTCAGACGACAGTTCAGGAAAGCACGACGATCCGTTTCGGGTCGGCGAAGTGGGAGATGGGAGCGGATGTCGGATCTCTCGTGAACGTTGGGGCGATCCGCAATGCCGCATGGGAGTATCGATTCGACAAGACGACGGTCAAGAGCGACAACGCCGGGACGATCCGCGAAGCGGTACGGAACGAGGAATGCGGGATCTCCGGTGACATCATGGAGGTCAACCTGTCCGTGCTCGGCTCGTTCTACACGGGCGTGTTGAGCTACGATACCGTGGCCGTCGCTCCCGTTGCCGTCACGGACGAAGCGCAGACGCTCACCGGAACGGTTGAGAACATCCTGACGCACAAGAACGGAGACGACACAGAAGTCACGGCGATCACCGTCACGAATGCGGCGGGGACAACCACGTGGGTACGCGACTGCGACTACGTCATCAACGTCAACGCGAACGGCTACACGACCATCGCGCGGGCATACCCGACGGTGATTGAGGGCGGGTCAGCTCTGATCGCTGTCACAGGGACGGATTCGTATTTCCTCAGCGCGGGCGCGTGGGACGCGCAACCCGCCGTCGGGGATCACATTTACGTGACGGGCTTCACCGATCCGGCGAACAATGGCGTGAAGACCGTCACGGATGTCTCTACTCCAAACACGATCACGGTTGCGGAACTGCTCGTGAACGAGATCGAAGGTGACACGATCACGATCACCCGTGGCGGGATTCAGAGCGCCGAAGTGGTCGAGGTTGACTACACCTACACGCCACTCGCAAGCCGCACGCTGAAGGGCGGCGGGCTGGTCACGTTCACCGCTCGCGTCTGCCGGTTCACGAACACGGACGCAGACGGAAAGGTCTTCCAGATCACCATCTTCTCTGCAACACCTGAGGGCGGGATCACGATGAACTTCCCGGCGGATGACGCGGAAGATCCGATGCTTGTCCCGATCTCGATGACGGGCGTGCCGGACACTTCGCTGACGGCTGGCGAGCAGCTCTTCGAGATCTACGACGAGCAGCATGTCTAGGACGTAGCACGCAAGTAAGGAGGTACGAACATGACACAGGAACAGAACAAAGGGCCGGTCATCAAGGACTTCGACGCGGTATCGCCGCCTAAACGGATCGCCAAGTTGCGCGGGAAGTCGATCGATGTGACGATGATCCCTTCCCGCGTGACGCTGGCGATGGCTAGTTTCAAGGACGACATGGATGGCGGCCATCTTAGTGCGCGGGAACAGATCGAGCAGAGCGTCGACCTAGTCTCAAAGATCACGAGTCACAAAGATCCGGAGATCACGAAAGACTGGCTGCTAAACAATACGGACTTCAGCGAGTTGATGGAACTCATCAACTTCGTCCTTCACGGGATCACTGCGAAGGCAGAGGAGTACACAAAGAAACAGGGAAACGGGGACACGGCCAAGTCCTGAAGATAGAGCTTGGCCGAATCCTCGCTACCCTGGCGATGGCATACCCGGCGACGACGCCGGACTACTGGCTGGATGAACAGCCGTTGGAGAACTGGTTCATGTATCTTGGATATGCGGAGGAACGCGAGATGCACAAGGCGCAGGTGCTTGTGGG